AACAGATAACCCTCTGGGCCTGTTTGGCGTGTAGAAATACACCGGGCGTGGACGTATCCACGAAGCCAAAGGCCGGACCTTCCGACAACCTAATACGGCGACAGATTTAACTGGTTCAAAATAGGAGCTATTAGAAATGTCTACGAACCTTAGTCCAGCGTTCGTTCAGCTATTTGAAGCGGAAGTACACCAAGCCTATCAAGGTGCGGCTGTTCTCCGTGGGGCTGCACGTACACGCACAGGTGTTGTTGGGGACACTGTAAAATTCCCAAAAGTTGGCAAGGGGTCAGCTTCAGTTCGTGTTCCACAAACTGACGTTACACCTATCAACGCTAGTTTTTCACAGGTAAGCGTGAGTCTTACTGACTATGTGGCTGCTGAGTACAGTGATATCTTTAATCAGCAAAAAATTAACTTTGATGAGCGTCAAGAATTAGCGCAAGTCGTAGGTAATGCCATCGGACGTCGTGAAGACCAAATCATCATTGATGCACTAGATGCAGCATCAGCGGGATCGACAGTGGCTAAAACTGTTGTGACTTCTGGTTCAGCAGCGGCATCAAACTTAAACGTTGGTAAAATTATCGCAGCGAAAAAAGCTTTGGACGCGAAAAACGTACCACCAACAGATCGTCATTTTGTAATCCACGCTAATAACTTAGCTGGTTTGCTTGGTGATGAACGTGCGGTTTCTGGAGACTTCCAGACGCTGAGAGCGTTAGTAAGTGGCGAAATCAATACAATGATGGGCTTCCGCTTTCATGTTGTTGGTGATCGCGATGAAGACGGTCTACCGCTTTCAACTAACGACCGTACAACTTTTGCTTTCCATCGTTCAGCACTTGGTGTTGGTGTTGGTATCGCTCCAAAAACTGAAATCAATTACATCCCTGAGAAAACGTCTTTCTTGGTTACCGCTATGCTCTCAATGGGTGCTGGCGCAATCGACACTGACGGGATCGTGGATGTGATCTGTGATGAGTCATAAGGAGAGATAATCATGGCATATGCAGTAACAGGTCTAAACCCTATCGGTGGGCAGTCTAAAAAAGGCAGCAACTCCGCTATGTGGTCTTACACATCAGCCGATGCTATCGCCACTGTGAATACAGAGGGATACTTCAACGATGCGTCTGACATTCTAGCGGTTGGTGATGTGATTTTTGTTTACGACAATAACACACCTACCATGTCGATTGTTATGGTTGCTAGCAACGCATCAGGTGTTGTTGACGTAACTGACGGCACAACGGTTGCAATGACCGACTCAGACTAATTTGGTTGGGGGCGGTTGCGCCCCCTTCCCTTACTCAAGGAGACACTTATGGCCTCTGGCGATACTAATGTAGGTATATGCAATAAAGCCCTTATATTCCTTGGGGCTAATACTATTTCTAGCTTTTCTGACGGTTCTGCGGCAGCGACTGCTTGTAACGCGATATACGACGAAGTAAAGCTTTCGACCCTAGCTCTATACGCTTGGTCTTTTACGATAGCCAAATCCACATTAACGCGACAAGTTACCACGCCCGTTTCTGAGTGGACGTATCAGTTTACCTTACCCTCTGACATGCTCACGGGTGTACCTAGAGCGGTACGAGCTAGTACTACGGCGGGTTCTCCTCTCATAACAAATTGGGAGATCGGTCAGTCTAGCACGGGTGGCGCAGTTTTATTTTCAGACGAAACATCCATCACAATAGATTATCAAAAGTCTATCGGTGAAGGTAATATGCCGACGTACTTTGTTACCCTCTTAGCTTATCAGTTAGCGTGGCATTTAGCTGAAACAATTACAGATCAGTCTGGCAAAATGCAGCAATGGAAAACTGAAGCGTTAGGTCTGCCGTCTGAAGGTGGGCGCGGCGGTTATTTTAGGCAAGCTGTAAACATAGATAGTGCGGGACAAACGCCGCAAGTGATTAGTGACTATATGCTGACGGAGCTTCGTGGTTGAGCCGAATACAAGCATATCAGGCTAGCTTTACTGGCGGGGAAATGGACCCGCTACTGCGTGGTCGTACTGACTTGCAGCAGTATTACGCGGGTGTATCCCGAGCCGATAATGTTTTGTTTGAACCGCAAGGTGGTTTTTCTCGACGTCCGGGTCTGAGGTTTTTATTAGACATAACGGCTGACAATCCGAACAATGGTGTTTTGCTTATACCTTTTGAGTTTAGCACGACGCAAAACTTTATGATTGTTGCTAGTGTTTACGCAGCGACAACTTTACGTCTTCGTTTCTTTGCAAACCAAGTATTGCTTACAGATATCAACGGCTCGGGTAATAGTTACTTAGATGTAAATGTGGGTACGTTGTTTAGTGTATCAACAATAGATATGAACAAAACGTATTACACCCAATCAGCAGACACTTTGATTGTTGTAAACGAAAACTTTCAACCGTTTAAGTTGGTTCGTGGCGCAAGCAATACGACTTGGACAGCAACGACGTTAAGCATTACATCTCCTAAAACAGCGTTTACTATTTCAACGTCTAACCCGGCTGGAACTATTACGGCGTCTGCGGTGACTGGTGCAATAACGATTACGGCTAGTTCAAGTGTGTTTACCTCTTCACACGTTGATCAATATATCAATGTTGTTAATGGTTTTGGTCGAGCTAGAATAACTAAACAAAATTCTGGAACAGTAGTTGAGGCTGTAACAGAAGTACCTTTTTTTAGTACGAGTGCCGTAGCAAATGGCGATTGGGAGCTAGAAGAAGGATACGAGGACTCGTTTAGTTCTACACGTGGTTATGCTAGAACGTGTACCTTTCACGAGGGGCGATTGTACTTTGGCGGTTCAGCTTCTGAGCCTTCTACTTTGTTTGCTTCAAAGGTTGCCGACTTTTTTAATTTTAAATCCGCAGAGGGTTTAGATGATGATGCGATAAAAGCTACGCTTACAACGGATAGTGTAAACGCGATAACGGCTCTACGTTCGGGTCGTGATTTGCAAATCTTTACGTCTGGTGCGGAGTTTTTCATTCCGCAAGCTGATCTAGATCCAATCACACCAGCTAACATTACAATCAAATCAGCAACACGGCGTGGCTCTAAGTTTGGTATTAGACCACAAGCTGCGGAAGGTGGTACGTTATTTATTCAGCGTCAGGGTAAAGCTCTACGTGAAATGCTATTTAGTGATGTAGAACTTAGCTACGTGGCTAACAATGTGTCGTTGCTTAACTCGCATCTACTCTTAGATCCGCAGCGTATGGCTCTCAGAAACGCCACAGACACCACCGAAGGTGACTTGCTAATGATCGTCAACGGAGATGACACTACGGGTTACAGAGCGGCGTCTATAGGCTTACAAGGAACTATCACGGCTTATATGCTTAATAGGCCGCAACAGATTGTTGCCCCGGCTGTTTGGACAACTGATGGTAGTTTTGTAGATATAGGTGTGGATTTAGACACAATCTATACTGTTGTTAAGAGAACCATAAACAGCGCAACAAAATATTATGTAGAAGTATTTGACGATGACAGAACTACCGACGCATCACTTCAATACTTTTCTGGGGCAGTAAGCCCTGACCAATCTTTGCCGGGTTCTGCTACCGCTAGCAGTCTTTCGCACCTAGAAGCTAAGACTGTAAAAATTATACGGGACGATATTGTTGATACAGATCAAACGGTTAGCTCGGGAAGTGTAACCATTGGTGGTGTTCCAACTTCTTATGTAGAGGTAGGATTGAACTATACGGTGACAGTAGTAACGCAACCCGTAGAGTTAAGGCTACCTTCTGGATCTATGCAATCAACAAAGCGTCGTGTCGTTGAAGCTACGCCTATTATGTATCAAACACAGAACTTAACCATCAACGGTCAAGAAGTTCCAACACAAACGGGTGTATCTGGCTCTGGTGGGTTGCAAGCCTACACCGGGTTAAAAACTCTAGAGGGATTTACTGGGTATGGTTCTGATGCACAGATTACGGTTTCACAAAGCCAACCCGTTTTTATGACAGTTTTAAGTTTAGATTATAAAGTGAGTACAGGACAATGAGCGCACCATTATTTCAATTAGCTGGAGCAGCACTAAGCGGCATAGCGCAAATACGACAAGCTCAAGCACAGCAAGTTCAATACGAAATGCAAGCGAGAAACGAAGTGATTAAGGCTCGTACTGATGCGGTTAATTTTAAAAAAGAGGGCAATGAGCGTATGCGGGAATTGCTTGTGGCAATGTCTAGCTCAGTAGCCCGAGGTGCGGCTGGGAACTTAGATCCATACGCTGCTGGGGAAACCAAAGATTTAATAAATACTAACTCAATGAAGATGGCGGGAATGGACTTAAATACTCTTAATCTCAATGCAGAAAGTGCAATTTTACGCGGTCAATCCAATGCACAACAAGCTAGAATGGCTGGGGATGCTGCGGTGCGATATGCTAAAGTTGCAGCTTTTGCCAACTTTGCAACAACAGCCGGTGACGTCATGGCAACGGGCGCACCTATAATGCCGCAGTAAAAATGGCAGAGAGTGTACGATATCAAGGACGCCGGGTAGCACTTAGAATACCTGATGCACAAGCGTTTGAGGCTCAAGCGATAGAGCGTGGCATGGGTCAGCTTCAGCAGTCCCTAAACCGTATGACTAGCTTCTTTGCAGAACAAAGCCGAGTACAAGCAAAAGTACAAGGTGAAGAGTTTGGAGCAGCTAACGCTCCTACTATGGAACAAATTTTATCAGCTAGGCAAACAGGTGAAGAGCTTAAATTACCCGGTGATCAAAATACTTTGTTTGGTCGAGCGGCACGACAAGCGGCGGCAACGGTTGTTGCTTCTGAGCTAGAGTTAGCGGCGCACAAAGAAATGAACGCTACTATATTGGATTTTGAAAACAGAGAAGCTAACCCGGCTGGGCTACAAGATAAACTAGATGCAATTATTTTAGGTTACTCGTCAACTTTTGATGAAAGTGTTCCCTCTATGGCGAGAAGCATGAAAGCTAAGTTAGCTCTTAATGCTCAAACTAAATATGCCAATTATCACAGTGCATACATTACAAACCAAAAAGAAAAATCTAAGGCAGCATGGATAGCTAACAGTAGCCTTGAGTTTGATAACTTCCCTAACCTTTTTAAAGTAGGAATTGTAGAAAAAGACGAAAAAGGTAATGAGGTTACAAGACCAGTAAACCCTAAAGATATAGCCCTATTTAAGTTTAATAAATTAAACGAAATGAAAAACTTAGGTTTTTCTGATAGTGATATTAATACTTGGGGTAAGGCATATGACTCTCAAATATTAGCAACAGCTAGTGTTTCTTTGTCAGACACTGTTTTAAAAAGGGCAGATGCACATAAGATCATAAGAAGAATACAATCTAGTGATATTAAAGGATTGCCCGATAATATAGCAGTTCCAATAGCAATTATGCAAAACGGTGATATTTCTCTTAATGATATAGCTAGACAGTTACGCACAGGTCTTTCAGAACAAATAAATTTTGAAAATGCTTTAGAAGAAAACAACAACAAAAATACTGAAAATAATGAAGAAGTCTTTATAAGTCGTATTAAGAGAGCGATGATCGTTGGTAATACAGAAGAATTCAAAACGGCTCTAGGATTGCTTAGACGAACCAATGATGAAAAAGCTGATGAGCTAGAAAAAGAATTTATATCTGCTGGTATGCGCCGAACTGAAAGTGACCCTGAAGCTGAAAATTACCTTATTGATTTAGGGGATATGCTTACTATTGAAAACGTTGCTTCTGTTAGAGATCAGTTAAGCAATGAAGACCGTGTAAAATATACTAATAGGGCTGACACATTACAAGATGAAGAAACTAAAACAGCCGTTACAATTATGCGCGGTCGTTTCGAATTACCTGAAGGTTATAAGCCCGTATCAGATCAAGATCCAAACTTTAAAAAAGCTATGCTGTTTAACAAATTAATCGGTCGTTTAAATGAAAAAATAGAAACAGCAAAAAGACAAGGTAAAGATATAGACGCTATAGCTGAAGTAGATTTGCTTATTGCTAATGTTAATGAAGAGTTTGACGAAGCATTTAATGCAATGCAAAAAGAAGCTGGCCTCAATGTACTCAAGCCATATAAGCTTTACACTGATGCAGACTTATCCACATTGCAAAGTGGTTTAACTTATTTAGAGCAGCTAAGAAGTGATGTTCTCAGTCAAGGTGTAAGCGCATATCCAACCCAGTTGCGTAGAGGTCTGAAAAAAGTACCTGAAGTTATCAAGTTAATAGATACACATATTAACGGTATTAAGAAAGCATTAGGGCAATGAATTTATTAGAAGCTAGAAGACAGTCACACCAAACACGAAACGCTATAACTTATGATATTCGTTTTAGTGATGATGGTGTTGTTGTAGAGCCTGACAATACTTTTGCTAACATGATGGGCGGTATGACTGCACCTGAACAAACTGGTGAAGACTTGTTTGGTTTCACAGGGTCTGACGTTGTGGATACAGCTAAAGCGGCGGGTCGTGCGGTTGCCGGGGGCGTACAAGATACGGTAACAGGTGTAGTCGGTCTAGCCGATGATATAGGTACGGCTATTGACAATAAGATAGGTGGCCTTGGTTACATTACTATGGGGCCGGATGGCTTAGAGTATACACGCGAAAAGGTAGAGGGTGCGCCTAGATTAGATGAATTGTTTGACGCTGGGCTTGAGGAGCTTGGTGTAAAGGTTCCTCAAGGAGATAGCCCGGTTGAGGCTATGGCTAGAAGCCTAGTTCAGTTTGGTGCGGGTATGGTTGCCGCTCCTATTCGCGGTGCTGGATACGTCAACACAATGTTGCGTGGTGGTTTTGCTGACGCACTGTTTGACCCAGAAGAAGGTAACCTTTCTACGTTTCTAAAAGAATTTGGCTTAGAGGGTGCGGTTCTAGATTTCTTAGATAGTAAAGTTGATGACGAAGCTACAGCTATTGAAAGACTTGGTGGTAGACTTACCGCCGCAACAGAAGGTCTTTTAACTGGTGGATTATTAGACGTTGTTCTTCAAGGCTTTAAAGCTGTGCGTTCTGACGAAGGTGCGGTTGAAATCATTCGTAACAAACTGGCAACTGTTAAGGATAGACTGACGCAGCCGGGTGATATGCCTACGGTTGGTAGTCTTGGTGGAAACATAGGCGTTGGTGGTTACAAGCCTAAGTTAAACAAAAACGAAATAAACTTTTTAAAAAGTTCGGCAACTAAAAATGGTGAATTAGACTCAGAAGCTTTTGAAGAAGCAAAAACGGAAGCGTTGCGAATAAAAGCTAATTACCCACCGGGCGAAGGTTGGGCTAATATTTCTATAGCCCCAAATGATAGAACTCCTTCTTTTACTAAAGATAAGCAGGGCAACATTAAAACAAAATTTGCACAGCCTTCTTATGAATTTAACAAACCGAAAAATGCTAGAGTAAAACCAGAAACGCATCAAAGCAATATGGTTTCGAAGATGGTTACTGACATAGAAGACTTAGTAACCAGAGCTAAGAATGGCGACCAAAAAGCTAAAGAAATTATTGAGCAAGCAAACTGGTATCGAAATATGCGAACACGTTTGCGTAAAGAGTTTGGCGGTTTAGGTGATGTGTTTGCTGACTTGCTGGGTGCTACATCTGCCCAAACTGGTGTACAGCAAAACTACGAAAATTCACTGCAAATTTTAAGACGGTTTACTAGAGGTGAGTTTGATAAAGAAATTAAAGCTTATGAGGCATATGTTCAGGGTGGTGGTAAAAAAGGCCCGGCAATATTTAGACTTGATGCTGATACTGCGAATGAATTTCAGCTTATAAGAAAAGCATCTGGTGAAATGTTCGGTGCAAACAGCCCGGCTGCTACTGAGGCTTTGCTAGATATGTTTAGGCAAATTAAAGTTGGTTCTTCTCCTAAAACTGTAAACTTCACTGGCAATCTTATTGGGTATGGTAACGACGCTACTATTGACGTTTGGGCCGCACGGTATTTAAGAAAAATTTCTGGTCGTGATAGAATACCGCCACCCGCTGAACCCGGCGTAACTGGTAAGCATTTGACGGGTAGTACGCTTGATAACCCTAGAATTGGTCAAGAGTTTGCATTCGGTCAAACTGTATTTAAAGACGCTGTTAATAAAATAAACGCTGACGGTACTATAAAAAGTTTTGATGCGTCATTAGGTGATATGGGGCCAGATGACTTACAAGCTGTAGTGTGGTTTTTAGAAAAAGAACAATGGACGAATAATGGCTGGACTTCAAAAGTTGGCGAAGGTGGTTCATTAGACTTTGAAAGCAAATTTGGCGGCTCACCAGATAGAGAGCGTGCGGCAGAGTTAAGAAGTATTATAAATAGAAAAGGAAGTACTCCAGAGCAAATAGCACAGGCTGAACAAGAGCTAGCAACGTTAGAAGGCGAAGCTCAACGTTTTGTTGCGGGCGTATCTAGGGAGAGACCTGACCAAGTTCCTACCAATGTAGAGCAAGCAGAACTAGCTAGCGAACTTACTGCCCCGCTTAATGATGATAAAACTGTCATAGGCTATCAAGCTAATAACGCTTTTGGTGAGTTCATGGGAGAAAAAGAAAGGTCTTTAAATTTTGAAATTGTTACACAAACTGATTTTGACCCTACAGAATTAACTAATGCGTTAGTTGAGGCCGGGCGAAAGTATGACCAAGATGCTGTGTTTTTATCTAAGGTGGTAGACGATACGGCGGAAAACGCTCGACCCGGTGTAGAGGTTTATTTTAAGCGACGAGAAACAGAAGATTATGTTCGTCAATTAACAGCCATTCTTAGGGAAAAAGGTTTAGACGGTTTTACAGCCATTACAGATAGCAGACAGTCTGACCGTGTAGATGTTCAGGCAAGCACTGATGAAGCTACAGCCGGTCTCACTGGCATAAGGTTTCAGTACATCCCAGAGTTTGACGATGCGTTTGATGAGGCAAATGCTAAACAAATTTTTGCTGAAAAAGAAGCTTTGTATGAAGACGTTATGAGGGAACTTGGAAAAATTGATGGTATTACCTACGCAGATGTAGTATACTATGATACGCAAGTTTTTAAGAATACTGACCGTTCTGGTACTGAATGGATAAATGGAGGCGTCGGATATGGCGAACACCTTGGAACAGCGGCTACAAAGACAGCTAGCGCAGGGGGCAACTGATGATGATTTTGTCGTTAAACAGTTGCGCCGACAAATTGCCGCTAAAAAAAGTGGGCAGACTTCAAAACAGTTATACGTCACGGGTTCAGTTAAAAAACAAGAAGGCAGCATGGCTCAATAGTTTTACCGTTGCCTCTAATAAAGGGGGCGTCTTATGGTAAACGTTGCACAAAGCTTACGAGCGTTTTTTAAAAATCAGATAGACCAAGCTGAAGAAAAATCGTTTGGTGGCTTAACCCCTACTGATGATATTACCCCCGGCCCCGGTGGTTCATTAATTATTAAGGGCATGGATGACTCAGATGTCGAAGCTCTTAACGCTACGCTTGAAGCGGGTGGTTTTAAAGGTGGCTTAAACCTTGGTCGTATTGGTGAAATCTTTGGTGAAAATGCTGATGATTTTAATTTAGAAACAGTTCTTACTAATATTAAAAACAATAACAAAGAATTATTTAAGCACTTACGTCGTGACAAAAAAAGTATGGAAGAACTTTTAAACCAGTCTGGTTTTCAAGATGCTGCGTACAAATTGTTAAAAAGAAAACCCGGCGAAGTGTTGCCGCCTGATGACGTTCTTACTGGTATAGTTGCATTTATTAAACTTGGTAAAGAGTTACAGCATACCGCATTGAAGGCTAGAAATAGCACTGACCCTGAGATTCGGAAGGCAGAATTTAAAAAGCTACAGATAATGGCAACTGTGCAATCTAACCTAGCAGCGCAAGTGTCTGGCAATGTTTCTGAGTTTGCAAGAGGTATGGCTGTAGTTAGGAATGTTAGTAAGCTACAAGATTTAAACTTATCACAAATGTCAGAAAGTTTAGACCAGTGGGTTAACGAAGCTGACGAAGGAATGATTGATTATCACCTTGAAGCTTTCCTACAAATGAATAGTCCATTGGCTAGAGCAAAGTATGCAGAGCAAGGCTTCTTAGCAAAAACTTATGACGTTGCGATGGAGAACTACATCAACGCGCTACTAAGTTCACCGACAACGCATATAGTTAACATGGCGGGTAACGCTAGTTTTCAGTTTCTTTCCCTAGCAGAACGTGGTCTTGCTGGGACAATAGGAAACATTAGAACACTAGGCGGTTTGCGTGGTGAGGTTGGGGATCAAAGGTATATAGGCGAAGCAGCAGCCGAAATGCACGGCATGATGATGGCTCAGAAAGATGCCCTTTTGCTAATGGCTAAAACCTTTGTTACGGGTGAAGGCGGCGATCTTGTTTCTAAGATTGATTTAAAAAACAGACGGGCTTTAGGTAGTTCAGATAATGTCGCTGACATTTATGAAGCAATGGCACAAGGTGACTTTTTCAAAGCTTCTGTTGATACATTAGGCATAGCCACAAGAATACCGGGTCGGCTGTTAGCGTCTGAGGATGAATATTTTAAGGTCATTTCTATGAGGCGTGTGCTTTATCGAGAAGCTCACCGAGAGTCACAGATAGCTTATACTATGGCTAGAAGAAGTGGTATTGATAGAACGACCGCTAAACAAATGGCGCAAGATAAATATAGCGACGTCATGATAAACCCTTCCGATAGTCTTAAAGAAATGATGGTAACTGAAGCTCGTAAGCTGACATTTCAAGGAACGCCTGAAGGTGTGTTTGGATATATATCAAGAGGTGTAAATGTCCCGTACTTAAAACCAGTTGTGCCTTTCGTTAATACACCGACCAACGTTGTTAAAGAAGCGTTTGATAGAACGTTAAATATTTATCAAGTTTATAACGCTATTAAAAAAGGATCTGGTCCTGAATTAGATGATGCTCTCGCTAAACTTGCTCTAGGCAACACTATAGCGATGACTATGTTTGGTATAGCTAATGGCGACTATGGTGATGAGATTGTTATCAATGGTAGTGGTCCAGAAAATTTTAGCACCAATATTAATATCATGGGAGCCGCCAACGTGCCGCCCTACTCTATTGGTATTAAGCAAGAAGATGGCACATATGAGTATACAACCTTTAGCCGTTTAGATCCTTTGTCAGCATTGCTAGTTATGGGCGCAGATTTAGCCCAATATTCTAAGTATCATGAAGAAGATATTTCACTGCTAGACCCAAAAGACTACGATGATATTATTAAAAATTATGTTTTAGCTGCTTCTGATTACGCTACAAATATGCCGTTTTTACAAGGAGTTGCTGAACTTCAGGCTGCGGCTGGCGGACAGTTCCAAACAAAAGAAGACTTTATTAAAAGAATGGCTAAATGGACGGGTGGACAAGTTGGCAATGTAGGAACAAATGTGATCGGTAATATTGACCGAGCGACCTTTGGATTGCCCAGTTATGCTGTTAATACCTTAAGTGGCGGTGAGTATAACTTAATTAGTCAATCGTCTTTTAGCGCATTGATGGAAAGAATGCACAACCCAGTAGCCAGCAATACAATGTTGGGAGAAGGTACAGATCCTTTAACCGGGGAACTAATGACTGAAGTGCCAGCATTTCTTCAGGGCTTCTATATTGCATTGAATAAAGCAAAGTCGAGAAATCCATATACAAGCGATGAACTGCCCGTCGGTTTAAATTTTTGGGGCAACCCGAGAACGCAGGGCAAAGGAACTTTAGGTGAGTCATTAAGTCCGTTTAGAGTACAGCAAGGCGGGTATAGTGATGTAGATAATGAACTTATTAGATTGAGTGAAGTTGGTGCGGGTTCTCTAAGCTTTCACAGTAAAAGAATAGAACAAGTATTATTAAATGCTAATGAATATAATCAGTTTGTAAGACTTATAAATGAGGTTGATAGTGAGGGGCGCGTTCTTGGTGAGGTTGGGTTTGACCCAAATGACACACTGCTTAACGCTTTACGAGATGAAATAACAAACTCAGAAAGTGATTATTTTTCGTTGTCTACAGATGAAGATAGGTTTGATGCTCTAAACTCAATAGTTTCAAATCGACGTAGTGGAGCTAGAAAAAGATTAATCAACGAGACTCCAAGTCTTCAGCACTTAATGCAAGATGATAATGATATGATGACAAATGTGTTTGATTAGTGTACAAATACCACAAGTGAGGTGTAGTAAATGGCTACGTTTAGTGTATTAGACCAACTAAGGCGAACTCAGGGAACTGGTGACGGTTCTAATACTGAGTTTAGTTTTAGTTTTCAGGTCAACAATACGAGCGATATAAAGGTGCATGTAGGCACTACGCTCCAAACAGAAAGTACCCACTATGATATAGTGGACAGTACAAATACGGCTGGTCTAAACGCAGACGGTACGGGCAAGGTAAAGTTTATTACGACCCCTACTGACTACACCCCAGCTAATGGTGCTACTGTTACTATTCATTCAGATGTACCTTTGGCTCGGACGTCTGTCTATAACTCGGGTGGCAACATCACAGCTACAGCTTTAGAAAGTGATTTCGACACAATTACTATGCAAGTAGCTGACAGAGAGGAGCGTGACGCTAGAGCGTTGACTGCTCCTATAACTGACCCGGTTACTGTAGATATGGCTATACCCTCCAAGGCTGCACGATTAGGGTACGTATTGGGTTTTGATGACACTACTGGCAACCCTATTCTCGGCCCTAAAATAAGTAACTTTAGTACGCTTACTTCTATATCTGCGGATATTGCGACACTTGCCGACATAGAAGACGGTACAGTAGCGACAACGGCGATTTCTAGATTGGCAGCTATCGAAACTGATATGGCTGCCTTGGCTGCTATCAAACAAGAAATCATAGATTGCGCTGCTGGTTTAATTCACACCACACCAATAAGCCGCGGCGGTACTGGTGCGACAACAGCTGCACAAGCAAAAATTAACTTAGGAATAACAGACGGAATTACACTTCAACAAGCTTCAGATGAATCAATACCAATGGCAATTGCATTAGGATAGGAGAAAAATAATGGCTGATGATGCAGTAGTAACAGTCTCGGCAACGGTGTTGCCAGACGAAATACAAAAGACGTTTTCGTCTTCGATGACGGTAAGTCCAGCGGATGGAAACGATAAATGGTACTATAAACTTACAAGCGTAAGTAACGCTAGCACAGACCTGATGGCTGGCTATTACACTGATTACACGGCTGTAGACGATGATACCGCACCAACTGCAATTGATGCAGCTGACAAGGTAAAGTTTTTGTTTGTTAAAAACACTGACGCTGCTGAGAGCGTATATATAGTTTTGGATGGCGGCACTGCTGGTCCTACAACAGCAGATGGTCTTCACTTAGGCCCATCAGAGTCTTTGGCAGTGCGAGTACCAAATGCAACCGTAGCGGATGTACACGCAATCAGTTCTGCTAGCACAGTAACTTGTATCGTGTGCGCTTTACTTGACGATGTAGCGTAAGGATAGGTTATGGCTAATACATTTAAAAACCATACTAAGGCTTCTATAGGAACAACTGGTCAAAGTATCTATACAGTTCCAAGTGGCACTACGTCTGTTATGATTGGCCTTAACCTTGCTAATACCTCTGCTTCTCAAGTGACTGGTGATGTTTTGTTGAATGGCACCCACATTGTTAAGAATGTTCCTATCCCTGCTGGTGCGGCGTTAGATGCGCTAGGCGGTAAAATAATATTAGAGGCTGGGAACAATGTAGTTGTTGAGTCAAGTGCAGCTAACAGCATTGACGTAATCCTAAGCGTATTGGAGCAAACATAATGGCTGGATATATTGGTAGTCGTGCAGTTACTTCAGTGTCAAACACTGACAGCATTACAGTAACAGGTGACGTTACTTTTGATGGGGTTCTGACCAACGATGACTCGATTGACGAAGATGTTACCATTTTGTCAGGCAGAAATGCAGCAGTCATTGGACCAGTAACAATAAATGCTGATGTAACAGTCACAGGGACTTTGACTATACTATGAGTGAGTTGTTTGTTGATAACATTAGCAATCAAGCTGGAACTTCAGCTATGACCATTGATACTAATGGTGTTGTAGCTACTCCAGCTAGGCCAGCTTTTAGCGTATATAGAGATAGTTCAGGAACTGAAGGAGTTGGTGGCAATGTTACTTTTACTGGGGTTCACTCAAATATAGGTAGTCATTACAGCACATCAACAGGCTTGTTTACGGCTCCTGTTGCTGGTTTTTATCAATTTAATCTTGTTGCATTTGGTAGTAATTCTACTGGTGGCGTAGTAGCTACTGGTCAACCTGTAGTAGCTCAACTTTACGATGTTACTAATTCATCTCCTCTTTCAATTGGATACTCTTATGTTAACACAGTGTCTCATCCTAATATGAGTTTTTCATCTGCTCACAAACTTAATGCTAATGATCAAGTTAGAATTTATGTGTCTAATCAGTATCTTTATAGTGATGCTAGTGACCAATATTTAAAGTTTTCAGGTTTTTTTATAGGATAGATTATGGCAAATTATAAAAACATATCTGTAACAAGACCAGATGGTACTGCTTCACATATTGATACAGCAGAATTAATATTACAAACAACAGATTGGACACAATTATCAGACAGTGGATTAACATCTGATTGTGTAGCGGCTTTTGCTACCTATAGAGCAAGCATAAGAACTATTAGAAAAAATAACCCAGATAACCCAACTTGGCCTGATGCACCTACAGAGGAGTGGTCATGACCTCCATAATAAAAGTTGATGAGATACAAAATAAAAGCGGTACTACAGCTATAACTATTGATAGCAGTGGTAGAATATTACAGCCAGCTAAACCAGCGTTTAAGATGGAATTCCAAAATCCTTCACCATCAGCCGCTAATTATAGTTCAGCTTATCATTATTTTTTACCTGATACTATGGTTTTTAATGTTGGTAATCATGCAGAAATAACTGGAACTAAAGGTCAATTCACATGTCCTGTTAATGGAATTTATTATTTTAGTTATTGTATAAATTTTAGTTCAGGAAATTCATCTGGTTATTTAGATGTACATATGCTTAAAAATAATGAGTTACTTGGTGGAGGCACTGCTGCTGGAGGCTCTAATATTGATACCTCTGTAAGATATTTAGAAGATGTTCAGGGTGGGACTTATCAATCAGGTGTAAATAATGGTTTGCTTCAATTAAGTGCAAATGATGTAATCTGTCTTGAATTTGTTCTTGTAAACGATACTTCAGCTACGCTTAGAGATGGTTCATTTTTTCAAGGGTTTTTGGTGAGTTAAATGGCAGGATACATAGGCACAGTACCAGCACCTCAAGCTACTCAGATCAGGCAGACGTTTACAGCGACTGCTTCTCAGACAACCTTTGGTACTGCTGGTTATACGGTGGGCTTTTGCGATATCTACATGAATGGCGTCCGTCTCATAAGTGGGACAGATTTCGTCGCAAGTAATGGTTCTGAGATTGTTCTTACTACAGGGGCTGCTGCTGGGGACATCATAGACTTTATCGCTTTTACTGCTGATGACACTGCTTCAAACATGGGTGGTGGCAAGTTTAAGGGTGATCGAGGTACGTTTGGTTCTGGCGGTGCTGATATATTTAGAGTGCATGAGCAAGAGCTAAACACTGATGTAACTATAGATGCTACTGAGAATGCATTAGCTAGCGGCCCTTTGACTGTAGCTAGTGGTGTTACCTTGACTGTCACAACAGGAGGGAACTTGTCCATTGTCTGAGATACGAGCAACAACAATTAGTGATGAGACAGGTAACGGCCCTATTGCTTTGACTAAGCAACATGCTGCAAAGGCTTGGGGTGATTACAATCAATCAACTAATACAGTATTAGGGAGTTTTAATATAAGCTCTGTTACTGATTTTGCTACAGGAAGGTTTGATGCAGTTTTGGCAACAAACATGAGTTCTACAGCTTATTCTGTTGTTGCAAGTTCTATAGGTAACAATAGCTCTTATTCAAATACTTGTTCTGATTTAGACGCTAAAGCCACTGATGGTTTACGCATGAGAGTATTTCATAATAGTTCACACGCAAGTGCTGACTTAACAACTAACTCCTTTGTTTTTCACGGAGACCTAGCATGAGTACTCTAAAGGTCACAAACATCCAAGCTACAGGTGAGACAGCTAGTCGTCCAGTGTCAGGTGTTGCTGCTGCTTGGTGCAACTGGGATTACACAGGGACAGTTTTAGACAGCATTAATACATCGAGTGTTACTAATAATAGCACAGGAAATAATACGCAATCTTATACAAATTCCTTTAGTAATGCTTTCTATAGCTATTCTGGTTCTGTCTCATACGTTAGAAGATACCTTTGTGGTGCTGCTTCTACTGGAGATGGAAGTAACCAGCTATCAGGTTCTACAAGAACTGCTGTGTATACAGATAGTGGTAGTATTAGTCAAAGCCATACAAGCACAAAAACTCACGGAGACTTAGCATGAGCAGTACTCTAACAGTCACCAATCTTACAGCTACTAATCTCACTGATGGTGGTGGCACGACTTCTACGTTTGCTAATGTTGTTGATGGGTCTATAAAAGCTTACTCAGAACAAGACAACACTGGAGTTACGGTTAACCAATCTCTTAATCAAAGCTCTATTACTGATGTCACTACAGGACACAAAGTACACACTTGGACAACAGCTTTTTCAACTAACACTTATCTTGGCTTAGTTGGTCTAATAGGTAATAGAAATTCAACTACAGGTACAGTTAGAGGAGTTATGCCAGATGGTGCTTGGACAACAACAGCAGCAGATGTTCGTTACTCATATGCTCCAAGCACTGTTAGTGACGATACTCAAGCTGGTATGGCTGTAGTAGGAGACTTAGCATGAGTACAATCAATGTCTCCAATATTAGCGATGGCACAAAAACTGTAGCGACCACAAATGTAACTAATGGTTCTGCAAAAGCATATGTTACTTTTAATGGAGTAAATTTAACTATTGCCACTGATAAAACTGGAGTTGATCAAAGTTTCAATATTAGTTCTGTTGTAGATGTTGCGGTAGGCAGAGGCACTGTTGGTTTTACAAATGCTATGTCTAGTTCTTACCATTGTTCTACAGCGAGTGCTGGTGATGCAAGTTCAAGTGCTGCTAGAAATATTATGGTTAATGATGGTTTAGCTAATACAACAACTACATGTCGTTTTCATATCGAAAACCATTCTAATACATTAGGCGATGCTGAGTATACAGGTATAGTAACACAAGGAGACTTAGCATGACTCACGGACATCTTTGGGATAGATTAGCAGAAGCTAAGACAAGACTAAAACCTGTACAGTCTAAGTACAGAGTATTGTTCGAAGACCCAGCCACACCAGACGAACCAGCCAAGGTTCTATGCCCTGATCCTAACTGGATGGCTTGTGCATTGGAGGGTGGGATACTGCCACCTATAGAGACTTATCAGCGTGACCGTTTAGTTCCTGATGGACAGCCTAAGGAGCATCCATACGCTAAACCTATTGGTGCTATGACAGAAGAAGAAGCAATAGAATACTTAATTCAAAAGGATATAGATCCGTCAGTATGGCGAGACTATAAAGGAAACAGAACGATCATGAAGATTGTACCTGTCGAACTGATCCCTAGTGATCGATCATTTAGAAACGCATGGAGAATTATGCAATGACTACAACTTACATCAATATAAATGGAGATGTCAGAGATGCATCTTCTCTAACTATACCTAGCGACAGAACCTTTAGAGAGGCTTGGCAGTATAACGAAAATGTTATTGAGATTAACATGACTAAAGCAAAAGAAATTCACAGAGATAATCTCAGAGCAGAACGTGCGCCACGTTTAGAAGCACTAGATGTATCTTACATGAAAGCTTTAGAGGCTGGCTCAGGTGCAGCAGAGATAGCTACACAAAAGCAAACTTTACGTGACATCATAGCAGATGCTCGTATTGATAATGCAGCAGATGCTGACGCACTCAAAGCATTGGATTTGGCTACACTCTTAGGAGAGTAATATGTCTAGAGCTAAGAACTTAGCTAACTTTCAGACTACGATTACTGATGGCACAACTTCAGTAGCTACTAGTACAGCAGTAGACGCTGTAAAAAATGGTGCTGCAAAGGCTTGGGCTAATGCTGATGGTACAGGAACAATAGCTTTAAGAGACAGTTTAAATACAAGTAGTATTACGGATTATAGCACAGGTCTAGTGCAGTTTAATTTTACAAATAATTTTGCAAACACAAATTATTGTCAAAGTTCAACTACAAATAACTGGCATTCGTATATGTCTCATGGAGGTAAAACTGTAAGCGAAACTTTTACTGTTGCAGGAAATAGTTCTCATTCTGCAACAGATAGCGCACAAATGAATTATATAGCCCACGGAGACCTAGCCTAGGTAATTATATGGACAATTTTTTATTAACTAAAGTGTACAAAAACTAGAGGTAACGTCTATGCCACATATATACGATTTAAATCCAAACCTACGCCCGGGCGGTGCGCCGAAGCCTAAGAAAAAAGCTGCGGCGAAAGAAGAAACTACCCCAAAGAAAAAGGCTGGGCGTCCTAAAAAGAAAAGCTAATGGATCTGCCTAAGGTTAACATAGCCGTTGCCGCTAGTGCGGTGGTAGCCATTGTGTCAACCGTGGGCGGTGGTATTTGGTATGCTTCTCAGCAAGCGTCAGTCATTGAGGGACTTACTGCTCAAGTAGAAAGATTGACTATTGAGAACAACGCGACAGACCGCACCAATCTAATCAGAGATGTTGAGAACAACAGCGAGAATATTGATGAGATGATTGATATTCTTGCCGAGATTTATGATGAGATGGAAGAGGCCGACAAAGAATTATGGGATGAGGTAGATAATATGGTTAACTACTTTACCCAGTTAGTTCAGTTACAATCTCGCGTAGCAATTCTTGAAAAGACAGTAGAGTTTACCCGGCGTGATGGGATGTAGATATGGAAGTATTTACGATTCTCGCGGGAATTAAGTCAGGATTGGCAGCTGGCAAAACGATAGCTAGTTTATCAAAAGAGATTGGCAACTTCTTTGATGCTACAGACCAAGCCAAAAAAAAATTACAGAAAAAAGGTATCAGTAGTTCAGACGTAAACTCTGTCGCTATGGACAGATGGGCCAAAGAGCAAGAGGCCGCACAAGCTGAAGAAGAACTGCGCGAATGGGTGTGTAACAATCTTGGCAAAAGCAAATGGGACCAGCTTCTACGCATAAGAAAAGAAGTATTGCAAGAAAAGCGTGAGATGGAAGCTAGGCTACGGCGTGAGGCAATAGAACGGCAAGAGCTTATGATAACTGTAGCCGGGATTGTCGTGCTTCTTGTGTTCGCACTGGTAGGCAGTACGGCTTACCTCCACTATCTTGGGTGGATCGACGTACGGGATTATTTCAGATGATCTACGTTTTGGTTTGGTTTCACTTTGTTCGCACTGATCACCTTCAGTATTACCAATTTGAGAATTTTCCCTCGTTGGAACAGTGTGAGCAACAGCGTGAAAAAGCAGTCAAGTTAGTAACCAGTACAAACATGCTTTTGGAGTGCATTAAAGTGGATGCTTCTAGTTGAGGTTAAGAGAAATAGATGGGTGATTTACAAAAACGGAAAGGTGGTCATTCAGACCACGGACAAACGAGTAGCAGATAGGATTATGGAAAATGGCTCACACAGTAATTGATGATTGGAAAATAGTACCCCGGCTGATGATGTTGGCGGTCACGGTTTTAACTTACCAGTCTGTGCATTGGTACATGGGGCTTGAGGAACCTACCAATGGGCAAGCTGGACTAGTGTCTGTGTGCATGGGCGCACTCACTGGTTGCTTTGGTATCTGGATGAACAAGGAAGCAAGCAAATGATTGGAATTATAAACAGCCTAAGTGGCCTAGCCAAAAGTTATATTGATGCAAAGACAGCAGTTAAAATTACAGAGGCAGAGATTAAAAAGAAACAGCTTACCGGGGAAATTGATTGGGAACAATCTGCGATTGAGGCTAGCAAGGATAGCTGGAAGGATGAACTTTGGACACTTGTGTTTGTTGTTATCCTTATTGCTAATTTTATTCCTTCTCTACAAGAAACTATGGCACGAGGATTTGCCAACCTTGAGACTACCCCCCTCTGGGTTCAATGGGGGATGTATGCGTCCATTGCCGCCTCGTTTGGAATAAGAACAATGAAAGGCTTTGGAAAATGAAACAGAACTTTGATGAATCACTAAAGATGTTGTTGCACCACGAAGGCGGATACGTCTGGGATAAACGCGATCCCGGGGGCGAGACTATGAAGGGTGTAACCCGTGCAGTTTATGAGCAATGGGTTGGGCGTCAAGTCATGGATGGCGAGATGAAAACCTTAACCGATGAGGACGTAGCTCCGATCTACAAAAAAAATTATTGGGATAGAATAAGAGGTGATGATTTACCTTCAGGGCTAGACTTCGCAGCGTTTGACTGGGCGGTAAACTCTGGCACAGGTAGGCCAGCCAAGGTCATACAGAAGTATATTTCAGCTAAACAAGATGGGGCAATCGGTCCCAAGACACTTGCCCTTGTTGCAGAGAACGACCCCGCAAATATTATTCAGTACTTATACGAACAGCGTCAGAAGTTTTACGAGCGGCTACCGCACTTTGATAGGTTTGGCAAAGGCTGGACTAGACGCAATCAAGAAACTCTCAAAGCAGCAATGGAGATGGCTAATGGAGCGTAAGTTTAAAAAGGTAGCCAAGGATAAAAAGTCTGGCTTGCCAAAGAAGTACGTCAAGGGATCTAGCAACCCGGACAAAACTAGAAATGAAATCAAACGCACTCGACGTTTGTATCTCATGGGCAAGCTGACCCCTGCAATGATGGATAGAATATCTGAACAAAGGAGTAAAACGTAATGGCTAAGTTTGATGGTATCCCGGGCGCAAGCAAGTTTTCTAAGGATAAACTAAACAAGGTGTATCGCAGAGGTTTGGGGGCGTACTATTCTCAGGGTAGTAGACCAAAGACTTCGGCCCACCAGTGGGCGATGGGCCGTGTCAAATCTTTTGTCAGTGGTAAAGGTGGTGCCAGAAAAGCTGACAAAGACCTTCTATAAAATACGAATACCTCGGGGTGTGTAGGGCATGATCTCTATCCACCCACGTTTCTGCAAGTTTTTCAACAAGGCATGAACATTACTTTCCACCCGTTTTTGTAGGACGGTTTGCCCGTCTATCTTTCCTTGAGCTATTTCCCGGGTTGACGGGAACACTCCGTAGGTATTGTGGTAGGCTCGTAGAAACTCATACACTTCCTTCTGTCGTGCAGTTAATCCTATCTTATCCATTTTCTTTTTCCTCAATGCTTAAGCCAGCGTTGTACTGCTTGCGTTTATCTTTTAATTCTTGAACCATATCGTCAGGTAATGTGGCGAAAGTGTCAGTGTTCTCTTGTTCTAACTCTTTCATTTTGGTACGACGAACTGCCGGAGTAAGACTTGAAGCCCTACGAACTGCCAACAACAAATCGTTATAGGCATCCATATAATCGAGTGGTTGCTGATACGTCGTTGGTTCTTTGTTCGGAACGTAGAGTTTAAAATCCTCTGCAACGATAGCTTCCGTTTTCTCTGGCACGATATTTTCAAGATACTTATCAAACTGTGATACGGGTTCCGCTTGCACAACTTCAGCTTCCTCGACCTGTGGTTCAGTCAAAGCCTCAAGCGTCGGCGCAGCCACAGCTTCTTGTGTCGGTGTTACATCCTTCGGCTCATCATAGTCCTGTGCCTCTTCAGCAGAGATAAGACCGTGTATGACGTCAGGGAAAGCATCACGGATCGCGTTGCCCCTCGCCCGGTGTTGTAACATCCTCTCCGGGTAAGCCTTCCAAGTAGGTCTGTTGGATAGCCCAGCTTGCTGTGCTTGTTTCATTGAGAACGTTCTTTTAATTTCCTCAACGCTACCGTCAGAGTGTTTGCGTTTGATGATACAAGTGGCGACCCCGCCCTCTTGTGTTTCTTGTACGCCCAGACAACGACTGTCAGCACGTACCATTGCAAGTAAACTATCACCGTACATACTGGGCTTGCCGTTAATAACAGCGATAGACTGAAGTGCCTGAAGCGGTGCTAGACCACACTCCAAACCCCACTGTATTGCGACAAAACAATTAGCGGGTTTGCCTTGATAATCTTTTGGAACTAAAATTGATTTGCTTAATTTCTCCGCAAACTTTTCCATTTCTTCTATGGTTGTCGGCACAAGGCTTTGCCGGGTTGTAACGATATTATTCATTGCTCGTTTCCTTAATAGTAAATGACAAGGCTTCGTAAAACTCACCAGTGCCAATTGATTGTTTCTTTTCTTTGGTTTGAGAAGCGGCCTTAATCTGATAGCCCGGGATGGTAGCGTACTCCACGCCAAGTCCATCCAAGGTCAGGGTAATGCCAAGCTTAATTTCTTCTTTGAGCTTCTTCCAATGACGTTCCTCACCCGCAGCCCTGTGATAGTCCGCACAGAGTTGTTGCAGATCCTGATTAGATTCGGTGAGCTTCTCACTTATATCTACGTACTCAGGCTTCTCTTCTTCTGCCACAGGTGGGTACTCACCGTCAGACTTAACAAGTTCCCAGAACTCAGCGTAAGCGTTGACCATTTTTTCCACTAGCTGCTTATTCCACATGACCGGGTACAGATGCAGACGTCCCTTCTGGCACATACAAGCAATGATTGCCCAATTCATTTCAGCACAGAACATCTGATGCATGACCTGAACAACCCACTCAGGTTTAGGTTTGTCGTGATGATAGAAGTCAGTCTTTATCTCAACGATACCTTGCCCGTGTAGCGTCAGTGTATCACCGTCTGGCTTGGGTAAAGTCAAAGGCTCACTCAGTTCGATGATCCTATCTATGCTTGACGCAACACCCAAACCTTCCTTGCGATAGGCTTCAGTAGGCTCAAACATAATAGCATCACCGTTTGACAAGCGTTCGATTTCTTCATTGGCCCACGCCGCAACCCCAGCTTCAAGGTGTGTCCCACGACGTAGCGCACGTTGATTGCGTACTTCGTCAATGGCTTCCACCCCTGCTCGGGCGAGCTTGTGTTTCTGTAAAACCTCATGCCGTGATTGGAAGCTAGTCTTATGTAAAACAATCGCACCAGCTTCGCTGCTACCTATTTCGTAGCCAGTTTTAGTAAGTTTTGGCATAATTAGTACCCCTGCGCTGCTGCACAAGTGTCACTGATCGCGCACCCAAATACTAAAAAACAGTACAGACTGAACAGAAAGCCCAGAAAGAACAGTGTAGCCAGTGTTTCTTCGAAGTACAGTTTAAGCTTCTTATTCTCTAGTACAGTAGTGACAGGGGATACTAGGATAGTATATATTATGAGAATCCACGATATAGGTTTCACGTTAAGTTTTTGTTTACTAAACATTATTGCTCCTTGTTTGTTTTGTGCAATACCAAGACCACTTGTGATAGAGACCGGACTACCCTTTTAAGTTTTGCCGTCTTTCCCAAATGGGTTGATACTGCTCTTGGTTTAAGTCGTCACGCGCTAGTAGTTCGGCGTGACCATTATGATTAACTAGACCTTGGTCTGTGTACTCTAACATTTCTGCACCACGTTCGCGGGGATCTTTGGGCAGCATACTGGCGAATCGTTTATTGGTAAAACTAATCGCTGTTTGGGCATACATACATTTATCGGCATTACGAAACGAATTGTTACCTCTTATTTTTTCAAGTTCTTCTACGAGGCTAGTGAATAGTTCTATGCTCTTATTTAAATGATCTATGTGCCACATCTGCACATCTATGCGACGTTTAAAACGCATTTGACCTGTTCTCATATAATCGACTGTCAGGTTTTTCTTTCGTTTGTTCTGGTTTCGTTTAGTCATTGTACTTCTCATGTTCGCAACATTATCACCAAATTTTCTAGTTTCAAGATGTTATTTTATTTTTTACCTCCTTTCATTCTTAATACGTAGTTACGCACACTTGTTGGATACCACTCTGTTTTTCTAGCTAGATCCGGGTTGCGTCGTTTAGCGGGTGTAGGAATACCCATTTTGTTAAGCTCACGGGCTATGCCACGGTAGCTGATCTGCTGCTCTAGCAAACGTTCTATGATGGGCCATACGTCCCCTGCCCGGGCGTCTGCTTTAGCTTTGTTTACCTCTGAGCCTTTCTTTGAGGCTTCAGGTTGCTTGTCGTGTATACCAAGCTTGGTTATCTTTTTACCCGCTTTGGTAATGTGGAAGCCCTTCTCTTTGATCTCCGCTTGGATACGGTCTAAGGCTTCTTTGGTACGTTCACGGATCTTACGGCGTTCGTGCTGTGCCATCATAGCTCTCATGCTCAAGGTCATAGGGTCTGTAATGGTTGGGTCGTCAACAATGACAAGCTTCATCTTGCCTGTGCTAACTTCCTGATCAAAGAAACGGAGTGTCTCCCACATCGAACGGCTCAAGCGGTCTAGCGAATAGATCACCATTGTTGCATTGTTTTTGCGGCAATACTCAAAGCAGTTGTGTAGCTCGTGACGTAAATGCCAGTCAGTGCCAGAGCTTACGCCCTCCTCACGGAACCACTTTACTTTATGGTCACCACCATTGAGGTAGGCTTTGATAGCCGACTCTTGGTTCTTTACATCCTGATCATCAGTACTGACCCGCACGTAAGCAGCATAGTTGCCTGTGTGCGGCGTACCGTGGTCAGGTCTGGTTTGGTAAAGTGTCATTGTATCCCCTTCAATATATATTATGCGAATGATTAGCTTTTATGAGGTAAAGGTGTTGTTTTAAGCTCATAAAGTATTGCTCTTAACTCTGACGTAAGAGATGGATTAAAGCGTGTTTCCCCAGCAGCTTCATTTATTCGTGTAATTTCTTCACTTATTTCTGTAAGTAATGACTGAAGTTCCGTATTCATAATTCGCTCCTATAACGTTCCTATTTCATTCCTGTTTACAATAGATAGCAACGTGATAGCATTTGTGCAAGACCCAGACGTAACTTTTTTTTGCACAGGTAAATTTTATGAAGACAGAAGTTATATATTTAAGGCTCAATCCACGCATAAAAGAAGCTGTTAATCTTAAAGCTTTGGATGAAGGAAAGTCTGTAAACCTATATTTACAAGACCTTATTTGTAAAGAGCTAGACATAGAAGTTGAGCAAGAACTAAAGCTTGTTCGTCGCGCAGCGGGGCAAGTTGCGTGAAGTACAAAGCCAAGAAGGTAGAGCTAGATGGATACAGTTTCGACTCTATGAGCGAAGCAAAGCACTACTACTACACACTAAAACCACGGCTTGAGGCCGGGGAAATAAAAGACTTGAGGATGCAGCCAGCTTTTCGCTGCGAGATAAACGGGAGACTCATATGCAAGTACATAGCGGATTTTCAGTACATAGATTTAAACACGACTGGGCCACAGGGTCAGCACGGATGCACCATAATAGAGGATGTGAAGGGCTTCAAAACGCCAGTCTATCGCCTGAAGAAGAAAATGGTGGAAGCGATACACCTAGGTACAAAGATATTAGAAGTTTCACCGCGAGTGTATCAGTCAAAAAAGTTCTCGCTGCCATCTCACGCCGTAGTGAAATAGAGATAGACGTACTTATTGGCCCCAAACGCGATAAGATTATCATGCCGTGGCGACAACTAGCCTACCTTCTGAGCTACGAACTCACAGGCTGTACGCTCACACAAATCGGTAAGGTCATGAAAAGGGATCACACCACCCTACTCCACGGTATCAAACAGATCAACAAACTACGTGAGCAAGACCAGTACGTAGAACTAATCTACCGGGAGCTATACCGTGAACTGTCCTGAGTGTAGCGGAAGGAATACCGTCGTGTTGAACAAGTCCAAGCGCAACAATAAGGTGCTACGGCTCTACTCTTGCCCGGCTTGCAAGACACGCTTCCAAACGTCCGAAGTCATACGGATCAAACCCGCAGACGAAACAATCAACTTTGAACCCAGAAAAAGCACACGGAAATACAAATAGTCATGTCTTCAATGTACAATTTCCAGACGTATAGACCAGTGTATGAACGACCACTGGACCGGGACAACGAAGGGCAACTAGCCCAACTCGTAACCCAGAAATGGAAATGCACCATGTCCAAGCTACGGGACAAGTCAGCGTTCGACTACGCCGCTATCCGTAATGATGACGTCATGGCGTTCATCGAAATGAAAACACGCAAGAACGAAATGAACAAGTACCCCACCTACATGATTAGCTTTACCAAAGTATTCAAAGCCAAGCAGCTTAACCAAGCTCTGCACCTACCCGTATTGCTCATCGTCAAGTGGGCCGACGCCGTGGGCTTTACCTCACTGCACAACTGTAAACCATCCATCAAGATAGGTGGTCGCAAAGACCGTAAAGATCCCGCCGACATAGAACCCGTCGCGTTGATCCCTATCAAAGACTTTCAGAGGATCACCACATGACCAAGACAATCCCCTGCCCTCACTGCGACGGCGAAGGTCAATACTATACAGAAGTAGCAGTCGTGGACTACCAGCACGGCGGGTTCCTAGATGAAGTCATAGTTGAGTGTGAGGAGTGCGACGGTTACGGGGAAATAGAACAAGACTAATGCTAAAGTCAGAGCTAACACCAGACCCGGTCAGAGACGCACCCGAAGGTCACGGCGAAAACCAAAGCCCCGGCGCATACTCAGCACTACCGGGCAGAGCCATAGTAGACGAACGCTTCTACCAATACCCCATGACAATGGTCGTACTCGCTCATTGCTGTGGTCACGTAAACTACCACACCGCCATATTCTGGATTAACCAAAGCACCCTCGCCCGCAGAATGAACTGTACACAGCAAGCTATATCACAGCATATGCGTAAGCTCGTACAATGGGGCTACATAGAAAAGATACGCAAGGAAGCTCCTATCAGAGCCTACGGACGCAAAGGAGCCGCATGGAGAGTTATCTATGACCCAAGAGTATCACTAGACGAAGCACTCGCCACAATTCCCTCAGACGCAGCTACACCAGAGCAACAAGCAGAGGAGGCTAAGAAGACAATAGAACTGGCTACATCCGGGCCAAAAGGTCAAAAGAAACGGCCAACAAAGCCTGTGGATAAGTCTACAACCCACAAGCCCCAGCTTGTAGATGATGATGACAAGTACAAGCCCCAGCTTGTGCATAGCCACAAGCCACAGCTTGTTCATAAAGACTTACATATAACGATAGATAAAGAGATTAAGGATATTGATTGCAAAAGATTATGTGAGCAATTCAGCGCGGAGATAATGAAAAGATATGGAAAGGGTTGGGTGTATGATCTAAGGCAGATGGATCTAGCCAAACAACTCTTTGGTCTCGGGTATACCGTCGAGTCATTCGGTAGAGATGCCGGGTATGTATTGGATTGGCTGGTAAAGAATAACAAGCAGCACCCAGTATCATTGCAGTATTTCATTGCACGTAAGCAGAACAAGAAGAAAGATCACAAGACAGCAGAGGAGCATATAAAACACCTAACAAACAAGATGAGAATAAGATGATTGTACAAACACCACACGGTCGGCTAGTATTTGTACAAAGGTATAGGGGGGGGTGTGCGTTACAAAAAAGGCACCTTATGCCCCCCCGCCCCCTATCGCGTAGTATAGGGGCCACTCAAAAATATTTTGGTAAAAAACATGGAGAAGTAAATGGTTAAAGTTTTAGACATAGTTCAGCCTAGAGAGGGCAAGGAAGGAAAGACGTACTGGCAGAAGCTTGGAGTTAAGTTTGTTTCTGATGATGGGAAGGAGAGTATTAAGTTAGATGCTTTGCCTTTGCCTAATGAGAAGGGTGAGGTTTGGCTGAATGTTTTTGAGCAGAAGCCACGAGATGATGCGGGTGCTAATGGTACTTGGTCTAAGCCTGAAGCTGGTGATGTGAGTTTACCGAATGACGAAATCCCGTTCTAACAGTCCGAAGGTTCCCCGGGTAACGCCGTTTGCTACTCGGGGGATCACGAAGCGGTTACGTGGTTCTAAAATAATTTATGAGCAACGTGATGAGTTAGCGATGGATTTACTGGGTTTGTATTCTGCGAAGGTTACGGATGTGGTGGATATTGTTCATCGTGAGGATGGTTCGACGAGTGTGGACTTGAAGGATGTGGGGGATATTCCTGAGAATGCTTTGAGGGCGATTAGGAAGATCAAGGTGACGCCTACGCGGCATGGTGAGCAAGTTGAGGTTGAGATGATTGACAAGGTGAGGATAGGTCAGATGTTGGCGAAGTCTGCGGGGTTACTGGATAACGAGAAGGAGATTGATAAGCCGGGTGTGGTGAGCATTGAGATGGTTATGCCGAAGGAGGACGGTGATGAATGAGCCTCTAAGCAACATGAAGTTGGATTTTTCTACGTCGCCTACGGTTGCCAAGTTTTTTAAGAGCAAGGGTTTTGTTCGTGGGATTATGGGGCCTGTGGGCAGTGGCAAGTCTTATGCTTGCTGTGCGGAGATATGGCGTCGGGCTATTCAGCAGAAGCCTAGTCCGAGGGATGGGATTAAGTACACGAGGTTTGCGATTGTACGAAATACCAACCCTATGTTGAGGACGACGACGTTGAAGACTTGGTTGGAGTTGATGCCTGAACACGTTTGGGGGCCTGTGAAGTATTCCCCGCCTATCACGCATCATATCAAGTTACCGCCTAGAGATGGGGCGGCTGGCATTGACTGTGAGGTTATATTCTTAGCTTTAGATGACCCGAAGGATGTTAGGAAGCTGTTGTCTTTGGAATTGACGGGAGCTTGGGTGAATGAGTGCCGTGAGCTTCCCAAGGCTGTAGCGGATGGTTTAACGCATAGGGTTGGACGTTTTCCGACTAAGGCTGACGGGGGACCTTCTTGGCATGGGGTTATCATGGATACGAACCCTATGGATGATGATCATTGGTATTATCGGATTGCGGAGAAAGAGCGGCCTAGAGGTAAGTATGCTTGGGATTTTTTTAAGCAGCCCGGTGGTGTGTTGGAAGTAGGCATTGATGAATTGCCTGATGAGATGCCCGAAGCTCAAGGGTTTATTCATCAGGCGGGTCGCTGGTGGAGAACGAACCCCAAGGCTGAGAACCTCAAGAACCTACCGACGGGATACTATGAGCAGCTTTTGGGTGGTAAAAACCTAGATTGGATTCAGTGCTATGCCGAAGGCAAGTATACGTTTGTTCAGGAAGGTAGACCCGTTTGGCCTGAGTACAACGATAGTCTTATGGCGGCTGACTTAGAGCCTGACCCGGAGTTGCCTGTGCATATTGGCTTGGACTTTGGTTTGACCCCGGCGGCTATCTTTGCCCAGAAAATGGGGAACGGTAGATGGCACGTGTTGCATGAGCTTGTCACGTTTGACATGGGGCTAAATCGGTTTGCGGAGATGCTCAAGAGCGAGTTGGAGTCTAGGTTTCCCAGATATGAAACGATGATATGGGGTGACCCTGCGGGTATGCAGCGTGACCAGATCTTTGAGACTACGGCCTTTGATCATCTGAAAACTCTGGGGCTACTGGCTAGACCTACGGCAACAAACGAATTTAGAACCCGGCGTGAAGCTTTAGCGATACCTATGGGTAGGCTCATAGATAGCAAACCCGGGTTTCTGATCAGTCGTAAGTGCAATCGGTTACGCAAGGCTTTAGCGGGTGGGTATCACTTCAAGCGTGTGGCGATTGGTGCGGGGCAAGAACGGTTTAGAGATACGCCCAACAAGAACGAACATTCGCACGTAGGTGATGCGGCGGGGTATTGTTTGCTAGGTTCTGAGCATAGAATTATGACCAAAGCCCCTACCCGTGGTCGTGTGGCGACGACGCAAGCAAAAGTTTTGGAGTTCAATGTTTTCGACTGAAGAACTCAATCGGGTCATGCCGCTCGATTACCCTCGGCATAAACTGGTTGACTGGTCCCCGGCACATTACCTGATGTGTGAAATCAATAAGTTTGATGAGGATATAGCCCGTCAGCACGACGATTATCTATCTATTCTTAGCCAGTATGCCAATTCAGGTGTCGCTTATACCGGGATTGGTGAGGGCAAAGTTTATGCGATGTTCGGGATTTATGAGTATTGGAAGGGCAGCGCAGAAGCGTGGCTTATTCCCTCGAAGCACATAGGCCGAAAAACTATGTCGTTTCACCGCACTGCTTTGCAGTTTTTTGAGCTAGCAGCGAATAGAATGGGAATAAAAAGGTTACAGTTCACCATTCATTCTGACAACGTTCCAGCAGTCAAATGGGCTGAGAGGTGTTACTTTGAGTATGAGGGGACCATGCGACGGTATGGTCCTGACGGTAGTGACTACAAAATTTATGCGAGGTTGTTTTAATGGGTGGTTTATTTAAAAAACCTAAAGCTCCAAAGCCAGACCCAAAGGTTGAGGAAAATCTTAGGCAGCAAGAAATTCAAGCGGAACAGGAACGAATTGAAGCAGGGCGCAAAATATCTGCGCGGAAACAATCAAGAGTTCGTGGCGGCACAAGGCAGCTTATGGCTGAAGGTGTAACTGGTGGAACTCAAGGAAGAAACGTTGAGCAGCTTCAAACATCGTTAGGACGTAACCCAAGGTCGGGCTAATGAAAAAATATATTCGCAATCCAAGACACACGGAGGTCCATGATGTACGGTCAAAAAAAAGGCAAGAAGCCATTGAGCAGCAAAATGAACAGCAAGATGAACAATCTTCGGAAGAAGATGGCGACTAAGTACGGCAAAAAGAATGACAAGAAGTCCTGAGAAAACAGGAACGTCCGGGCGTAGGGTTTCATTCGCGGCAAGGTTTGCGGGAATGAGAGGGCCTATGAAAGACAAAAAACGCCAACCCACTAAAAAAGCTTTAGCGTTAAAAGATTGGGGCTTTAGTAGCGTAGAGGCAGCTAGAAATTTTGCACGAAGGCATAAGAAAACCTAATGGTATTAGACGTCAAACAAATTAAGAAACGCTTTAAGAAAGCGGAAACTCACAAAGACCAATGGCGGTCTATCTACGAAGAAGCCTACGAATATGCGCTTCCTATGCGTAACTTGTACGACGGATACTACGAGGGCAATGTCCCCGGTCAAAATAAAATGAAACGAGTGTTTGATAGTACGGCTATCCACTCAACGGCCCGGTTCGCAAACCGTATACAATCCTCCCTGTTTCCACCACAACGAGCGTGGTGTCGGCTTCAACCGGGCCAAGAAATACCTGAAGAAAATAAAATACAAGCTCAACAAGCTCTAGATTTCTATACAGAAAAAATGTTCGGCGTAATGGCGCAGTCTGGTTTTGACTTAGCTATGGGTGAGTTCTTACTGGATCTTGCGGTAGGAACTGCGGTCATGCTCATACAGCCCGGAGATGAAGTAACGCCGATACGCTATACGGCTGTACCGTCCTATCACGTTTGCTTTGAGGAAGGTCCAAACGGTACGGTTGATACGGTATATCGTAAGTTTAAGCGACCTTTTAACGTTATTCAGCGCGAATGGCCTGACGCAAATATTCCTGACCATATTGTAAAAAAATATGAAGAAGATCCGACGCAACCGTTGGAAATGATTGAGGCAACCTACACGATAGATAATCAAATCTATTATTGCTTAGTCACAGCAGAAGAAGACTTTAAACTTGTACACCGTGACTTAAAGTCTTTTCCTTGGGTGATCTCTCGATACATGAAAGCCAGTAACGAACGTTACGGTCGTGGCCCTGTGCTATACGCTTTACCTGACATTAAGACATTGAACAAAGTTGTTGAATTAACTTTGAAAAACGCCAGCATCAGTATCGGTGGCGTGTTTACTGCGGTCGATGATGGCGTCTTAAACCCCCAGACAATAAGCATCGTTCCCGGCGCAGTAATAGGCGTTAGCTCGAACGGTGGACCTCGAGGCCCATCCTTACAACCCCTACCCCGTTCGGGCGACGCTAACTTGACACAAATCGTTAGCAATGACTTACGTATGAACATCAAGAAAACCCTTCTTGATGAAAGCTTGCCGCCCGACAATATGTCCGCCAGAAGTGCGACTGAGATTGTAGAAAGAATGAAAGAGCTATCGCAGAACTTGGGGTCAGCGTTTGGGCGGCTCATCTCTGAAACGATGTTTCCAATCGTGCGTCGTAGCCTAGAGCTTATGGACGAGATGGGCATGATAGAGCTACCTCTAAAGGTAAACGGACTACAAGTTAGCGTTATACCTCAATCACCTTTGGCTATGGCGTCCAACATGGACAAGCTTAACGAGGTTATGCAGTTTATGCAGATTTCCCAGATGATGGGGCCTCAAGGTCAGACATTACTGAAAATGGATCAAGTCGGTGACTACATAGCTGATCAGTTAGGTATCCCGGCTTCACTCAGAACGACGCCGCAAGAACGAGCGCAGATGCAAGAAGAGATGTTAGCAATGGCACAGATGGCGGCAGAGCAACAGGGCGTGATACCGCCTGAAGGGGAACAAATGCAATGAGCCAAGCAGAACGTATTCGCAGCATAAACTCTCCCGGCTGGGATGGAGTTGACGCAACCATAACACATTTAGAGATGCCCAACAGCGCACAACGGGATTTAGATATTCAGTTTAAAAGATGCTTTGACTCTGAGGCTGGTAAAAAGGTTTTAGAGCATTTGCGTACAATAACTATTGATCAACCCGCTTGGGTGCCGGGTGCTGACCCTTCTTTTGGATACGCACGGGAAGGTCAGAATAGTTTAGTGCGTGAAATTGAACAGAGGATAAAACGAGCGAATGAGCGAGAGTGATAACCAAGAAGCCGAAGGGACAACCGAAGAAGTAGCGGCCCCTGATGGTTTGATGGCCGCAGCAGCTTTAGAAGAAGAACAAGCGGTAGAAGAAGGTGAAACTATAGAGCATCGAGCGGATGCCGAAGTAGAAGGCCAGCCCACAGAAGAAGAAACGTTTGAGCGTCCTGACTTCATACCTGAAAAATTTTGGGATGAAAAAGAAGGGCCTGACTTAGAAAAGATGATGAAGTCTTATGATGAGCTTCAAAAACAATTTTCTCAAGGCAAACACAAAGCCCCTAAAGAATACAACACTGAGGTGCTTACAGAAGCTGGATACGAAGCTAGTGACCCGCTTGTATCTACTTATTTAGATTGGGCGCAAAAGTACGGGGTGAACCAAGCAGCATTTGACGAGCTTGCTTCTAGTATTACTGGTATGGCGGGTGAAGACATGGCGGCTGTAGAGTTAGACCTACAGCGTGAACGTGAGGCTCTCGGGCCTAATGCTAATGAAATATTAAAGTCAAATATTGATTGGGCTGATGGTTTAGAGCGTAAAGGTATTATTTCTGAGGCAGAACGGGCTGAGTTAAACATTTGGGGTGGCTCTGCTGTTGGTCAGCGTCTTATGCAAAAAGTTCGTTCTATGACTGGTGACATGTCCAAAATACCAGTCGCAGAAGTTGCTGAAGCGGGTCAAAGTGAAGATGATTTCAAAGCTTCTATGCAAGCTAAGATTGCCGACCCTCGGTATGGTTCCGACCCTGCATTTACTCGCAACGTAGAGTTGGAATATCAAAGGAGATACGGCTAGCCTGTAGTCGTATAATTAGGAGTTTTTCACTGCTCTCTCCTAAACTAGCCCTCGCTTCCGTTTCCCGGCGAGGGCTTTTTATATGTACAAATACTACACCTAGCATCTAATATGTTTACAAGCTACAGCTTGTAGTGTATCGTTTTGATAACAGATAACCCTCTGGGCCTGTTTGGCGTGTAGAAATACACCGGGCGTGGACGTATCCACGAAGCCAAAGGCCGGA